TTACCCGCCTTATGAATGCGCTTATGTCTTCAATGTTTTTATACCATCTCTCAGGGTCAATATTAGAAGTGAATATAATGTTCTTACATGTCAAATTTATGAATCCTCCCTTACGTTCCAACCTGAGAGGATATCGGTCACAGATTCTGAGCAATGTAGAGTACTTAATCCATCCATAGAACTCGTCGCATATGACGGTCTCGTGTCTATCGTATTCATCCCACCAGTTGTCCTGGGATTTCCAGTATGCCCCGGGAAACGTCTCGAAACACCATCTTGATTTCCCTGTTCCAGTTGGTCCATAAAGAACGTGCACCACAGGTGGAGTGTTTCTTGGAACAGCTTTGAGGCCGCGGTATCTGTCAATAGCTCTGTAATTTCTAACCATTGTCGTGAAATAACTGTCCCATAGCTCGATCTCAGAAGAGCCGCTGATGATCTGGGCCCTAACATCGTGTAAGTCAGTACGTCTTCCACTTGCTCCTGGTATCCACGTACCAAATTCAAAAGGCCCTTCAAGTCTTGACTCCTCTTTCATGCAGTATGCTCTTGCTTGCTCACGGGTGCCCCTCCTCTTCTCCAGATGAACCCTGGGTGAGATCAATCGTTTGACCGTCGCGAAACGTAATGCCTCGTTGAATTCTATGTAGCCTTGGGCGTGACGAGTGCCGTTCAATCCTTCTTCTAGTTGGAAGACCATATACATGAAGGCCCGTGATGTCGCAGATATCCCAGATATTGTTAATAGTTCCTCTTCCGTTGGATTGTTCAGGGTGAAGCACCAGTGACGCGCTCTCGATGTGGTGTCCCCCGAGGTCACCGACCCAGAAATAGATTGCTGACTCGCATTCTCCGCAATATGCTCCAAACAGCGGCATGTCGAATAATTGTTGCCGCAAATTGCACAGTCCAGGTCTTCGAAGGTTTGGCTTGCCATCTTGAAGGCAAATTGGATAATGAAAATTTTTTTCGCAACAACCGCGGGTAGGGGGGTCTAGTATTACCCCCCCTACCTCGTGACATCGACCACGTGCCCACCCACCAAACGTGACATGGTAGTTAATGTTCCATAGTCGAAGTTCCAACCCACCCACCTTATCATGCCGGGTCGTGATCTGTATAATAATGTTAGGCGTCTCGCCCAGAATATTAACCAGGGTTATGTAGCCCCGGCAGTTCGCGCGGGAATTGACACAGCTCTGAATGGCTTGGTTCCCGCCCTTTCTCAGGCCTATGATGTATCTCAGACTATTGGCTGGGATATGAGTGTTGAACAGGCTCAGGATGCTCTAAGGTTTGCTGTAGGAGCTGCCTCAGTTGTAACACCTCTCATAGAGTCAGTAGCTCCAAGACGGTCTGGAGTGCGCGGGAAAAGAAAGCGTCCTGGTTCCGCGGTTCTTCAAGGTCGCTCCATTTTAGAATCCCCATCCACCGGCTCAAGTGGCGGTACAGCCCAATCGGCTCATAAACGTCTCCGGTCTTCATCGTCTCTTAGTTTACCCACCCATCTCGATCCTTGGTACAAAGGTTACCAACCCAAATCACTTGATTTAAAGTCCAGCGCTCGTACTCAAGAGTGGCTCAAGTGGACCCCGTCATTTAGTTCTCAAGGTTCCGGTTCGTTACAAAGAAGAGGTGCTCGTCACCGAAAGTATCTCTCTTGGTTTAATACTAGGGTACTCCTTCGTGCCCGTCGGAATATAAAGTTAAGGAAAGCTCGTGCCACCCGTAATAATAGGGCAGCACGGCTCCTCTTCGCTCGTCGTCCCCTTCCTCAACTCAGGTTTCGCCGTCAAGTGAATCCTCGTATTCTCGCTCGTTTGAAACAGACCAATTGGAGGCGTCACCACGCAGCCAAGAAGTCTCTAGCATTTGCAGCGCGCCAATATCGTCGCCTAGTCCGTTCCCGCCAACGGTCCCGTCGTCGTCGTTAGAATGGTTCGTCGGTTTCGCCGTGGTACTCGTCGCCGCCGTGGTACTGGTGTACGTCGTGCACGCCGTGTCTTGAAAAGAACAAGATTTCGTAGAATTCGAAAACAGAAAAGAAAACAAAGAAGAAAACAATATCTCTGGGGCTATGAAAATGCCCAACATCTTGAAGCTCTCGCAGGAAATATTGCTATTGGTATACCTGAAAGTGTCTCATCAGGTGCAGAGCCTGCTCTCAGTAAACAAGGAATCTTTCGATCCGGAGATGCAGATGAAATTTTGCAACAAGTGAAAAATATAGATGATTTAGTCTATGCTGGAATGGTCTCTCAAGGCCTTAAGGCGGGAAGAGCCAATCTCACAGTTCGCGCCAAAGCTCAATATACATGTACTATTTCAAACGGAAATCAAGCGGGTTCTGTGTGGATGGAAGTATATATATGTAAACCTCGTAAAGCCATACCTCGTACAGGTGTTGGAGCCGGTCCCAACTTTATAGCAGCCGATGTTCTAAATAATAATCGGAATTCAGCGTTTGTTACGGATTACAATGATGCTGCTGGTATCACTCTTGGTGCCTCACCTTTCCCTATCCAGAATGCCACTTCACAGACAAAGCCTACCATCTTAGCTTCAGACAAGCTTCTTACGCCATATATGATCCCACCGTTCACTAAAAACTTCAAGGTTATAAAACAGTTAAAGTACGTACTGCCACCCGGTGGTCAGTGCATGTTTAGAGTAAAGGCCTCTGGTACCTTTTCACGTCAGACTTATGGACAAGGCAATACTGCCGGTGTGACTGGTCAATCAATTAGTCTGCCATCCTTTGGAAGAGATATCTTTATTCGATTTCACGGTCAAGTAGTCCATGACAATACGGATCACAGTCTTGTGAATTATGGATTTGCCGCATTAGATTGCCATGTTATCAAGCGATACTGGTTCTCTCACTCTCTTAGACCTGTACCCAACTATGTACTTGGTCCACAGATTAATATCGGTACAATTACGGGTGCCAACCTCCCATCGCTCCCTACTGAGCCGGTAGATGAAAATGAGTAGTTATCAATTAATTAATCTTTTAAATGCATCGTAGTTAGTTACTGTGTGATGTTCATTTTCCGCGGGAAGATAGTGCCATATGTTTACCCGCCTTATGAATGCGCTTATGTCTTCAATGTTTTTATACCATCTCTCAGGGTCAATATTAGAAGTGAATATAATGTTCTTACATGTCAAATTTATGAATCCTCCCTTACGTTCCAA